TGAGCCAGTTGAAAGGTACTTGGAGCCTTCGATTGCTTTTCTAATGGTTTATCTGTTGAGTGATGAGGGACACTATCAAGTAATCTTTCATTTGTGACTTGCTTGAAGTAATTCTCAAACTTTACAAGTTCATAATGGTTTAAGTTCCAATCATATTGGAAATTGGTTAGGATTTGAGATAATCTTAATACCTCTCTCAAGGTTGGTTTAACCTCAAACAACTTAAACATTTCAATTGCTCTTTCAAGTTGTGATTGACGAATAATTCTTTCGTTCTCTCTTACTGCGGGATTTGTGTTTTTTGCTTCCATTTTTTGTTTTTTATTGGTTTATAATATGTTTTATCCATTTTTGTTCTGCATCTGCTTTACGCATAAACAGGTTAAATCTCTCAATATCCTTCTTTTTTAACCTCAAACCGATATGGTCACCAGCGTAAGTATAAAAATCAAAGATATATTGGTTCATTTCCTCGTCATAATTCTCATCATAAATGTCGCTGATGTGAATGTATTGAGTTCTTGTAATTTCATTTTCTGTGGAACCAGTTGCTTCTGCCATCTTAATTTGATTTTGTTTGGTTTATTTTTTCTTCTTCTATACCACTTACCATTCTTGCTAATTTTTTATGGTAGTTGGTTAAAGGTCTTATTACATATTGTTCTCTTATCCACTTGGCTTTAGCATCCAAGTATTCGTTGAGTTCGTCATCATTCATTAAATCAAACTCCTCTGCGGGTAAATAATCTAAATTGTATCTCATCTGTTATAGGTGTTATTAAATTGCTCTATCTCCAAATAAGTCATACCATTACGGGCAATCTTATTCTCCCAATCATAATCAACCATTCGGTCTCTATCTTGTTTTCTTGATTTTTGATTGATGATTTCATCAACATTCCATTCAACCATCTCATTTGTGGTTCCGCTTACTAATAAATTGTTTTTCATAATTTTTATCCTTTATAATAATAAATATAACCAAGCAGAGCAAAAAAATCAAGCATAGCAAAAAACTTTTCAACTTTTTTTTTGTCGGGCTTGGATATATGAAAAGTATTCATTACCTTTGGGTATAAATAAAAAAATATGGAAAACACAATTGAAAAATTAGAATTAGAATTAGCAGAAGAATTGGCGGCAGAAGCAAGATGCCAAGAAAGAATGGATGACTACCAAAGTTGGATTAAGTCATTTACAAGATTAAAAGATAGTTTATACGAAGAGTGGTGTGATATTCGTAGTAGGGTAAGAGATAAAAATGAAAAAATCATTTTATCAAAGTTGCCTTATAGTAAAGGTGATAGATATAATGTGGTTGATTTCCCCGCCTTCAACCAAGTTAAGATTGAAAGAATTGAAGTAGAGAATTGGATGTATCCTAAAAAGGAAAGTGTTGTTAGATTTTACCTCAAAGGAAAGTTTAAGTTGACTAATAAATGGAGAGAGATTGATAAAATGAGTTTGGAGGAGTTCCAAAATATTATTACAACAAAAGTTAGTAAATAATTTTGTGGTATAAGATATATTCCTTACCTTTATTGAAAATAAAAGATATGGTAAAATTAGAAATCCCCGTAGAGAAAAAGATGGCAGATAATGATTTGTTTGATTGGTTAGACCAACGAGCAGAAGAGTTGAGACAGAAAAACTTTATCCGTCCCTTAAGTCCCCGCCGTAAGAAATTGTATCTTATAGCGACAGAAGTAATGAATGTTCCTAAAACCCCTAAAAAATAATATATGAAGAAAGTAGAAAGACCCGTTGATGCCCTTATTGATGAATTGGAATATTCATTAAGTGAGACGTATGGTAGTCGTTTTGTAATTGACCTTCAAGAAATGTGTGGTATGCATACCCTCAAAGCATTTTTTGGAAAAGATGCAGAAACACAGAATAGTAAAAAAATATACGCTGCTATGTTGAGAGGTGCTTGGTATGCCGCTAACGAAAAACCTTTAACAACTAAAAAATAAAAACTATGAAAACTATAACATTTGAAATTGGAGAAGACCAAAACATCTTACTCAAACTTGCTTTGGACACTATGGGGGTTCGTTTTAATATGGACAAACTAACAGATGAGATATGTTATGAGATATGGAGAGTGTGGCTTGACCATCAGTTTTATTCAGCATTCATAAATCGTGATGAATTGGAAGAACTGATTACACAAGGCGGAGACCTTACTATTTTCCTTGAAGAACAAGGTGTATACTAATAATAGTTTGTTGTTTATAAAAAGAGAAGGTGACCCACGGAGGTCACCTTTTCACTTGGATATGTATGTAGGATAAATAAACGATAGGGAAAAAATAAACCTGTAATGGAAGCAAACAAAGTTAAACCCTATCACTCCTAAATATAATTCTAATAAAAGTTTTCCACTTGTAAAGAAATTATTTTTACGAAAATTAAGTTGCTGATGGGGTAGGTGTGGGTGTTCCTGTAGTTGTACTAGTAGGTGTTACACTCGGTGTTCCTGTATTGGTAGGTGTGTTTGTCGGCGTTCCTGTATTGGTAGGTGTTACACTCGGAGTTGGTGTTGGTTCAACAATATTATAGATATTGAAAACTAAATCTTGATTTGTCGCTATTGGTCCAGGGATTTCAGCAAATCCACTACCAAAATCTCCATCAAATACTTTTGTTCCACCTACAAAATAATCTATGTGAGCAGAACCTTGAACCATAAACATAAACACAGTTCCTCTTTGAGAACCAGTGCCATCATTTATTGTTGTATATGTTCCTGTAATATCGGGACTTCCCGCACCAAGTGGAAATGTTCCACCCGTTATTGTAAAAGTAGTTGATTGGTTTGGTGCTGATGATATACTTGTTATTGTTGTATCAGCACCGCTCTTCATACTTATTGTGAAAAGATTAGCCATATTTTTTTATGTTTTTATTTTATTTATTTTTCTTTTTCTATTGGAACACAATTTGGAACTTCTTTGCCATCAACAATCTTCATTCCAATCATTTCATAACCTTCCCAACAAGGTCCTTGGTCAGCCATACTTTGCTTAACATAAGAACCAATCTTTTCAAGATGTCCGTCCATATATGATACGTCGTGTATCATACCAAGTTCTTCATCTATCTCGTTCATCAGGTCATAAAAATCGCTAACCAATAATGTAGCATCCTCTAATTGTTCGGGGGTTGCTTTCTCATCTTCTAATACTTTTGCTTCAATCTCAAAAACATTATCAGCAAGAACCGCAGCATTTCTAATCATTCTCGCAGTTTCCTCGTCAGGGTTCATCTTCACAAGGTGTTCAAATGTTGCTGTTGCTCCTGGACAGATATAAAAATACTTTGTCTTATATCCTAATATGTTTATCTCCGCAAACGCAACGGGTTCTACCAATAAATCATCTTCCATCACAACTGGTGTGTTGGGAACAACAACTTTACTGGCACAACGTGAGTAGGCTTCTTTATAATCAAATCCCTTTGATTTCTGTTGGGCTATACAAAGTCCTAACGCACTATCTTCAGGAACGTCAGCGAACTCTAATTTGCTCCAATACCTATAATATTCGTTGAACGAGTTAAGACAAAAACCTAATCTCTCTTTTATCTTTGGATATTGTGCTTTCATTTTGTTGTTATTACTACAACGTGATAAGTAAGCACCTCTATTTTCTGCTTTCTTTGGTTGTAAAACAAATATGTCTTCTTTCTTACTCATTTCTTCTTTTTTTCTATAAGTATTATAACAGATTGCCGCCGCTTGTGATTGGTCGTATTCATCAATTATTTTGCTAATACAACGACTAACAAATTGACTTTCTGTTTCTCCACCTTCTGGTTTCGGTATAGGCATTATAAGTGTCCTTTTAATCTTTTATTCTCTGCGTGTAGTTCGTCAATTTTCTTTTCCAATTCTTGTATCCTGATGTTGAGGCTTTCTATTTCCTTCTTTAAGTCAGAGATAATCTGTGAATAAAGATTTACAGATGTTTCAAGGTTCTTCAATACAATTGAGTCAGTTTCAGCATTAGTTTTTCTTCTACCAATAAAGAAACCCGCTAATGCGGTTAAACTATTTGATATAAGTAATATTATTTCGTTATTCATAATAAATTATTTACCACCCGCAACAAGCGAAAGTTGGGTCTGAATACCATTGTAGTCCTGTATTTCTAAACAGGTCTCTTGGATTATCTGTCCAATTACCATTTGTAAGATGAACTCCCGAGAAATATTGTTTTCCAAGATGAGGGAATAAACCTTCATTACTTGTGTAGTTGAAACATAACGGATATAAGTTTGAGTTAAAGATAATCTCATCAATCATACGCTGCTCAAAGAATTGCGACCTATCATCACCACGCTTCTGCATGTAGTTCATTTCACTAATTGTAATAGTGTTTTCAGCACCCGTCACAATCCCATTGTTCTTAATTCTCATAAAGATTGATGGTAATGCTTCTGCGTAAGCCGCCCATATAAGCATCGGTTGGACGAAGTATTGTAAAAAGTTATTATCCGTTTGATTGGAATTGATAGTTCCACCTGAAACCTGATATAATAAACTCTTATAGTATTTCGCACCTATGATATATTCTAATTTCGTTTGCTGAACTACGGATATGAAAGGTAATAACACCGATGATGTTACGTTCGGGTCAATATCTGTAAAGTTTTTAAGTTTGTTCTCACTAACGAGAAGAACGTTTTGAGGAACTATGCCAGGACTACTCATTTGTTTCTGTTATGTTTTCGTTTTTATCAACACCAACCTCTTCTACTTTATCTATATTGATGTTTTCAGTAGGTGCTGCGTCAGGGATACTCACCATGATAAATTGTTTAACATCTATCTCCGCAGGTGTTCCATCTCTCAACAATAATAATTTCTCAAAAATCTTTTTGATTTCTGTTTGTATAGGTTGAATAACCAAATGTTGAAAGTGGTCTTGTGCTTCAAGATGGTCAGGTGTTCCTAACCCACCAGGTGTAATAATACCAAGTAATTCGGGACTACTAATTTGGTGAGATGTAAGGATTGCTTGTTGAACAGCGGCTCCCATTTCAATCCACATCTTATCACTTGAATTAGATGTGATTTGTGTAACCTCTGGTGCTTGGTCTTTGCTTTCCGCAAACGTTAAGAATAACTTACCAGGATTGTTTGAACCACCATACTTTGCGGTCATTGACTGGTATATTTGTTCTCTTTCTTCAGGTGCAGGTATTCCATTATTCAGGGAAACGAAAAGTGAAGGTTGAAGGTTATTACAAATATTGTTAAACCACCAATTGTATATCTCTACTTCAGTTGAGATTGCAGTAGAACCTCCCCAATAACCAGGTGTGGCATAATAGTTGTTTCCGCAACTATGTGTTGTATAATAAAAAACTTGTGATTGGTCTTCGTGATTAGATGGATTGAACGCAGCAATTTTTCTTGGAATAAACTTTTTTGGATAAGCCCAATCAGCACTATAATAATAGTTATTCACCTTATCCAACATATCACTTTTCTCTGCTCTAATTTTTGACGCATCCATATAATACATCTCAAAACCAGTATCTCTATCTTTTCTCCAAACAATATTCAAGGCAAATGCTCCGTATAAGATAAAATCTAACGCACATTTACTCCATAAGTCATACATAGGGTCTCCCAAACTATTACTCATAGCCAATCTTTCGTTCTCACCCGACCTCAATGTAATTTCTTCTCCTCTTACACCATACCATTTTGATTGTATTGACGCACGATGTGTTGGTGAAGAATTGTATAATCTAATAAGTTCTTGTGGTGCGAGGTTGGCAATACCATAATATACCCACGGGGTGCGGGTATTGATGATTAAGTTTTCTTCAATAATAGGAACGTTTGCTGTGGCAAACTCAAACACTTTAAGTATTTCTCCATTATCTAATTTCTGTTCGTTCATATCTATAAATATATTTTTTTATACAAAAAAATCACTAACAATCTGTAAAGGTTCCACCTACGATTTGTTGATTTACTATCTGTTGTCTCTTTAGAGTACCAGGAGAACATACGTTATTATCAATACAATTAGCAATCCACATATCAGGTAAAGGTATTGTGAATGCCGCATCTAACCACCAAGTATCACTCGTATTTACACAAGGGAAACAATTCAACGGCAAACAAGGATTACATTGTGCTTGTCCTCCACCAATATTAGCATAAACCGTTATTGTATTACCCGTAGATAAGTTATTACAAGCCTCAGTGAAAGTAGAACCCGTACCTACTATAAATTGGTTAAATGTTGCTGGTGGGGTAGAACTTGGCGTTGGCGTCAAAGTAGGAGTTGCCGATGGCGTTGGAGTGACTGCCGCAGGTGTGCTCGTAGGTGAAGGAGTGATTGAAGGTGTTATATTCGGAGTAGGATTAGGTTCGCCAGGAGCAAAAATAATATTAGAATTATCCTCATCACTTGATATGAAGATGTCGTATTGACTATCCATAGTTGAAGCGGTTGAAGGAAATACTTGTGCGTCTCCGTTTTCAACAACATTATAAGCAAGTGCTGGATTAAGATTACCAGAACCCGCAGGCTGTTCGTAAATAGCATACAAATACTGACCCTGATAGGGAAAGTGTATTTGACCTACGCCAGTTCCTTCAACGAAAAAAAACTCATCATATCTACTTTTATGTGTTGAAATATCTGTTGGGATAAAACTAACATTTTGTTTTGAGAATATATGAGTGAAGGAGAATAAATATTCTGGATTAGTAAGTTCGCTATTCTGTGAAACCGTTACAACTAATGTATTCGGTTGATTTGTTTTTATTATCAACATATCAATAAAAAATAAAACATAGGGGGTATTACCCCCCTACATTATTATATTCGGTTATTTTTATTACAAGCAACCACCACAATCATCAACGGTAATTCCTGAAACAACTGAAGCCAGTGTTCCTGAAAGTTCGTTCATAGGGTTTGGTTCCAAGTATCCAAAAGTTAGATTATAACCATTCTGGTCTCCAAGTGCTTTACCAGTCACTGAAGTTCCAGCAGTTACATACGCTCCGTAAGTTTGTCCTAAAAAGAAATAAGCGCCGTTATTATCTTCAACAACAATTGCCAATCTTTGAGATTGTGCTAATGTTTTCAAGATATTTCTTTTCGCTTGTTCCAATTTAGCAAAGTAAGTTACGGTTTCACCTTGGTAGAATACTGTTCCGTTCTCAAGTGAAGCATTTACTGTTTCTGTGTGTTGAGAAGATGTTCTAATCAACTGGAAGCAATAAAACTCTCCTGTTCCTGATATTGCTGTGATTGTATCACCAGTTGTGCTGGTAATCGCAGAAATATTACAGAAGTCAGTAATCCACATATTTTTAAGACCACCGACATTATCACGGCAACCTAGTAAAATACCATCTGTTAAATTACAACTCATTTTATATTATTTAAGTTCATAGTTTATTTGTTGTATAAAAGTGGGGGGTTATTACCCCCCTCTCTTATGATAATCCGTTTGTTACGAAGAACTCTTGGAAAGCAACTTGTGTTCCTAGTTTCCAAGCAGACATAATTCTTACTTCTTGGAAATCTTGAGACCACCACGCTCTGAAACTATCCTCGTCTGAAGCAAGGTCAGTTCCAACAAGCATATACTGCATCGGTCCAGCAACGATTAAGTCACTTCCGTTTAATCCAGGAACCCCTACAACCTTGAAATTAGATTGTGGATGGAACGTTTCATAAACCTGACCTAATGTAGGTTCAGTGAAATGGAAGTTATTTACGTTACGTAAAGCAACCATATAACACTTGAATTGAGATTGAGACATGTAGATTACAATATCATCTCTATCATAAACGTTTCTGTTTAACTGATTGATAAGAT